TGGAATTCAGGACTACAATTTGCAGACGATTTTGGACAACGAGGACGGCACTGCTGCCACCGCTACAATAACCGTTACATCAGATGCCGATGCAGCGGGGCTCAATGGGGACTCTTTTAAGCTAGTCGACTCTCAAGGTCGAGTAGCAAAATTTACTTTTGATTCTACGACAGCAGAAACGGTAAATGGCAGAATAGGGTTGAACGGGGTGGCAGACGTTGGCCCCATTTCTATAGCCATAATGAATGCAATAAATGACTCGAGTGTTAATCTAAAGGTTACAGCAACCAATCCCAGCCCGGGCACACTTACACTTACGCAAGATATAGCAGGCACGGTAGGGAACAAATCAGTTGATTTTTCAGGGGTTACAGATATTTCTTCAACAGACTTCACTTCAGGCGCCGGGTCTGAATATGTCGGAAGAATTAATGGCCGAAAAATACTAATAACCAAGGTTTATTATAAGACTCCGGCCGCAATGTGGAGGTTCTTTGGCTATTATGGGGGGTTAAACGTAGTTGGAAACCTCCATAACTATGGGCAATTTTCAGATGATTCCTCCTTTCAACTTGTGCCAACGTGGCAAAACAAGCAACAATCTTTAGCATTTGAGGATGCGATTTACACTAGGATGTCTCATTATTCGTATGAGATAAGGAATAATTCTACAATAAGATTATATCCTATACCATCGGCACACACGCCCGATCACATGTGGATAGAGTTTACTGTACCATCTGACGTTTGGGAATCGGAGGATACACAGACCGGCGGCGTAAACAATTTGAACACAATTCCTTTGGGTAATTTGCCATTTGAAAATATAAACTCGATAGGAAAGCAATGGATTCGAAGATTTGCCCTAGCATTGTGTAAAGAGACTTTGGGGCAAGTTAGGAGTAAGTTTAATTCTATCCCTGTACCTGGGGACAGCATAACGCTGAATGGTACGGCTTTATTATCAGAGGGCAAAGAAGAGCAAGAGAAACTTAGAACCGAACTCAAGGAGACTTTGGCAGAAATGACATATAGTAAGCTTGCAGGTGATGATGCTACGTTAATAGAAAATTCACAGAAAGTTATGACCCAGGTACCAAACTATATATTTGTAGGATAATGAGGTTCTAATAGCATGTCTGATAATAAATGGGAACAACCGGCTAAGCCACCTCCTCCGATGTTTGTCGGAAAGAAGGAAAAAGACTTTGTAAAGCAGGTTAACGATGAGGTTATTGAGCGCGTCGTAGGTCAGACGATTCTTTATCATCCTATCAGTATAGAACACACGAACTTTCACACTCTCTATGGAGAGGCGATTGAAAAGAATTTTTTAAACCCAATTAGGGTCCACGCGCTGGTTAAATATACGTCTCAAGAAACTACAACAACAAGCTTGGGTGTCGACAGGATAGAAAAGATAGATGTGTTTTTTCACAAAAGAAGGTTGACAGAGGATCAAGACCTTTTTGTTAGGGAAGGCGACTTTATACTGTTCGGGGAACAATATTATGAAATATTGACTCTCGAGGAGCCGAAATGGCTGTTCGGACAAGTAGAATCCAAATTCGAAATTGCAGCATCCTGCGTAAGAGCAAGAGAGGGACTTTTTGATGCAAGCTGAGTATGATAAAGATCACAGCCTTTTAAAGCTTTACTTCAACCCTTCGACAATTGAAACGATAGACAGGGCAATGATGAACTATGTGGAAAAGCTAAAGCTATTTTCAGAAACAAACAAGGGTTGGAAGAAAGTACCTGTTATATGGGCTTCTGCAGAAAGGGCATTTCAGAGTAAGAAGGATTCTGAAATTCGAGACGCTAGCGGTATGCTTAAGTTGCCACTTATAACTGTAGCTAGAACAGAGATGACTAAAGATCCTGCTAAGCGCGCCGCATTTCACGGAAATGTTCCAGAGATTAACGATGAACAGGGCGGCGCCATTGCCACACATCGAGTGATATATCAAGATAAGTCACGAAACTTTGCCCATGCAGACAATAATCGAATGTTTAATCAGTCTGGCTTCCCTCGCGAGAATAAGAAAAAAGTATACAAAACAATTTCTGTGCCAATGCCAGTTAATATTTCTGTAAAATATGATATACTTATAAGAACAGAGTATCAACAGCAGCTAAATGATTTGATGCTGCCCTTTATAACAAAACCCGGGACCTTAAATTTCGTGTCGATATCAGAAGAAGAGCATAAGTACGAAGCGTTTATAGATCAGGGATTTACGCAGACCACCAACCTAGATAATTACACTTCGGAGGAAAGAAGATTCGAAACCAAGATTTCTGTCTCTGTTATCGGGTATTTGGTGGGAGAAGGAAAGAACAGAGAGCGTCCTCATTTTGCAGTGAGGGAAAATTTCGTAGAGATTAAGACACCAAGAGAGAGAATTTCTTTAAGAGAAATTCCAGATCATGAGTATGGCGCATATTATGGTCTGGCCGGCGTTACAATGCAGGAACTGGTTAGAGAATTTGGACCTTCGTTTGTGGGTCAAAACTTTTCTAATATTCCTGCTATTGGGGCAGGTTTTATGGGCGGTTTTCAAAATAGTGGAAATGTTGTGACTACCAATAATTTTTCGACAGTGCTTAATGAGTTTTTCGCCTTTCGAGAACTGATAAAGGACACCGGCGAAGCTGCCGGCAGAAATTTTACAACCTCAAAGGACGTGAAATCAGACAGTGAGACGATTTTCGTCGACGGTCAGTTGCAATTTCCTGGAGCGAACAGAGACTATACGATACTAAATCGAAATATTACTTTTAATTACAACATAGATGAGGATTCTACTGTTTTTTGCACCTATATAATAGACAGGTAAAGGAGGATATAAGGCAATGAGTCTCAAAGACAGACTAAATAAAGTTTTGGATCGGATAGACGATCTATCTAGCAAATTAGAACTATCAGAAAAGGAGAAAAAGGAAATGATCGAAGACCCAATTGCATCTCAGATTGAGGAGCTTTTAGAAGAAGAGGGGGGACAGGAGGCCGACCAAGCTGGCCAGCCGGCTAGTCCCCCACCGCGCCTGGAGATTGAGTGGGAGGCTGTGGCTCCAATCGTCCAGTTACGTAACGCCTCTAACAGCTTGAGAAGTTCGCTCTCGGAGCTTTGTATTGAATACGAGATAAGAAAGAGAAAAATTATGAACTCTTTGGAAGCAATTGAAACTAATCTTGCCGAGAGAGTACAAGAGTTGAGAGATTCAAGTGGCCTTCCAGAAGAAGCGATGTATAACTTACGACTTCCTGACGAACCAAACGATTCAGGTGAGTTTATCTTGAGAGAAGAATAAGAAAAGACCGTCAGGCATATCTTTTATTCTTTTTGTTAAAGAAAACAAACTCAGGGAGACTATTTATAACATGAGCAATGATAAGAAAACTTATGTAACAAGCGATATCGGAATCGCCGCGTACCTACAACTTCATAATTTTAAACTACTTAGTTGCAAAAGATTGGACAGTGGAAAATTCTATTTCGAATTTGATGACGCCTCGGATGAGTGCCAAATGAGATCTTTAGAATTTTTACAGTCCGACTTTTGCAAGTTTGATAACATAATAAGAAACTTAAAAAAAGTATTGTTCTCTTAAAGAACTGAATTACTATATACATTAGAGTGTTTGTCTAGTAACTTCAGTTAATCTTTCCTTTAGTTTTCCCCCTTTTTATTTAATAATTTTTAAATTCAGTTTTGTCGCAAAATGGTCCTATCTTTTATAGGAGGAAAAAATAGATGGCAAAAGCAACAGGCTCCATTACAATTAATGGAAATCCGGATACAGATGGAAGTACCGTTGTCGTCGACGATGGTCAAGGTACGATCCACAGTGAAGTCACGTTTAATACCAGAGACGGCCCCACAGACCACAATGTAACGTCGAAGAACGCAAACTTGTTTACGACTTCAACGAATAGCACCTCTTCAAGTCGCCCTCAAATGTACTTGAGGATTGGTGGAGGTAACTGGTCGTACAATAGTTTCGACGATGATTGGGGTATGGATGGAACCTACCCTGCAAAGCTGTGGATATCTGATACAGTAGGTAATAAAATATCTATTAGATTTTCCACTGCGACGTCAGGAACTTCCGGTTCAGCCGTCGATGATGCTTACAACAGTCAATCTCGTAAGATCTCGACTGGCGTATACGAAGTAACAGCCAATAACGGCGTTACTGGTATTGTTGGTGGTATAATCTATGGTATCAAGGTTTGTATACAGGATGCTATTGATAATGATAGTTTCGACTTAACAGTTTTAGTTAAGAATGGCTCAAATGCAACACAGACGAGTACCACTCCCAGTACAAGTATGACTCAGTTATATTTGTACTCCCCGGAGAGTACAGACAGAGGTCCAGAACATGCCGGTATATCGGTTGGTCTGGATAGGCACAGCGGATCTTGGACAACCACATCTTCCGCTTCTGAGTATTTTGGTATTGCTGCTTATGCATCACATTCAGGGAGTAATTATGCTATTACGAATTTGAATGCATATGATACAGTTGGCTATTGTTGGAAGGGTACTCCATATGAGGTTTCACATGGAGACTTAACAGCAGCAGAGATTGCTGATCAACTTAAAAAACTGATCAACGCATTGCCGATAGCGATTACAGCAACAGTTAGTTCGAATGTAGTTAGTTTAACGAACGATGCCCACGGAACGGGGGCTAATGTAACCATAACAACAAACGACTCTACTAATTTTGGTGTCTCTGGCATGTCCGGTGGCAGCGCACAAGGTGGAGGAGGAGGATCAACACAAATGGCAAGAACAATGCTAAACAACAACCGGCTAGCAATAACAACTGCTCTGTTACCGCAAGATATAAACGAGCAGAATACTCAAGCTGACCTAGGTAGCACCTCAATGGAGTGGGGCGACCTTTATATGGCTGATGGCAAGGCTATCAAACTTGGTCATGACCAAGAAGTTACGTTAACTCACGTTGCAGATACTGGTATTCTTTTGAATTCCAGCATGCAGCTCCAATTTGGTGATTCTGCAACTCATATTAAGCAGGTCTCTGACACCAACCTGGAGATTGAAGCAGATGGATCAGTTATTCTCGATGCGCCTGTTCTTGATCTTCAAGATGACGGAGTTATCGTTAAGTTTGGCGATGATTCGGATGTCACCTTGACACATATCGCAGATACAGGACTTCGTTTGAACTCAACAATGGCACTTCAGTTCAACGACGCATCACAATATATTTATGCTCCGTCAGCAACTGTGCTTGATATTCACGCTACTGATGAGGTAGAGATTACTGCAACTCTCTGTGATATTAATGCAAACCTGGATGTTTCAGGGACATATACCGGCGGCGGCCTGATGACCGTCGGCGGCAGTATTGTGATTCCAGACGCTGGCACAATTGGTTCCGCTTCGGACACTAACGCAATCGCTATTTCTAGTGGTGGTGTTGTTTCTGTTTCGGCCACCACTGACGCGTCCAGCTCAACAAGCGGTGTCCTCACTGTTGCTGGTGGTATGGGTGTTGCTAAAAAGCTATACGTTGGTACAGACTTGGACGTTGACGGCACAGCCAATCTTGACATTGTTGATATTGATGGCGCTGTAGACATGGCAAGTACACTAACCATCGGCGGCGTTACCAAAGTCGGCTCTGCGGCTGGTAGTGGTGTAGATGCT